CATCCCCTTCATCATGGGACAAGACTTCAAGATAACTGTCTCCAGCTCGGCCAAGCCCCATTTCCTCTTGCTCGGGCGTAAATGTTCTTTCAACCGGATATTCAGAACTGAAAGCAACTTGCAAAGTCTTTTTTTCGCCGTCAATTGAATCTTTATCAACCTCAGCGTAACGATAAACCATTATTTTCTTTGTTCGTTGCGGTTCATTGGCATAAAGAGCGGCCAATTGCTTTTTGGCTTTAGCTTCAGTCGGATGAGTGCCAAAGACTTTGCCGGGGTGTGGACCACCTTCGGCTTCGATAACTTTAAATTTATCCCCTTCTTTTTCAATTTTCCACGGCATATCAATTTCCTTAAGTCAAAGATTACTTTCCATCTCCCTGCATTGCCAAAAGATCCAGTGTCAGTTTAGAAATCCCTCTTTTTCGCTTATTGCGAACTGGGTTGGTTGTTTTCTTTACCGATTTGGGCTGATCGGCACCATTGCCAGCTGCGGCCAGCTTCACTTCTCCTGGAGGACCGCTTTGCAATGCCGGTTTGGTAACGTCTACATCGCCAAAGAATAGACCATGAGCCTGTTGCAAAGTATTAGCTTCTTCCAACATGGCGTAAAGATCGGCAATGCTAATGCCATCTTCCATTTCATCTTGCACCTGCTGTGGGGAAATAAGCCCGGCTTCAAGCTGGAGGATCGTTGCCTGAATGTCTTGGAGCGGATTGATAAACGGCCAGCGTTTGCCATTAAATCGAGCTGATCCAACAAATTCATCCAACCTAGAAATGTCCAAATCAAGAACACCACTCATGATGGCATAACGCAACCATTCGCGGAAATGACCGCGAACGAAATTATGTTTCATGTGTTCTTGCCGAACCTTAAAATAATCACGCTCAGGAATAGAGCAGCTTCGTGCAGCAGAGAATCCCAGGCTTTGGTAATCACCAGACAATGATTGATAGGATATGCCTGCTCCAACCGAAACTGCCCTTAAATTGTCATTCTTGAATGTGTGAGCTGCTTCTACGGGAAACCGGGGGTCGAGTTGCTGCAACTCTTGGCCATATTCTAATTGAATTGTGGATGCCGGCACCTCGGTGGACATTCGCTGACCGATGTTTTGTTGACGAGCGACCGTTGAACCGCCGTCTCCCATTGGCGTAGGCGGGGAATAAGGACCACCGGATTGAGTCGTTTCCAATTGACCCAACCATTGACCAAACTCTTCCGCAGTAAAATTCATTCCAGTAGGAAATGACTTTTTAATCCAAAATGGTTTGCAACAACTGGCAATTGCGGCAAAGGCCAAAGCCTTGTCGTATTGAGCATCCCGATGCAAATGCTGCATAATGGAATCCAATTCAGTGAATCCCACATCTTGCTCGGCTCGGTCTCGAATGTTGCTGAAAAGAATTACATCCTCAGCCGGAACACGTTCGCGCCATGTGTTGGGGATGTTTCCATTGTAACCAAACACCTCACCAGGATGACGGGTCAAGATCCAATAAGCGACTGGAGCATTGAACTTGTCAAATTCAATAGAAAATCGAATGGGATTTCCATTTTCGGCCTTGCCCATGTAGCTTTCTTGCAGCCGATCAATTTCAAGCAAGTCGATGGCATATCCGTATTTGTTATTGGGAAATCCTTTGTGATGACGAATTAGAATGCCGCCATCTCGAACTGCCGCGGCTTCAATTATTCGGTAGGCTTCCATTCGGGACTTGTCCTTGCGAACAGAGAAATTCTCTGGCCAGCCGGCAACTTCCCATTCTTGCTCAATCATCCGGTTTGTTTCTTCTTCTTCAACAAACTTCTTTTTGCCGTCAACATTTTCCCATTTGCCAACCCTCATTTTGAGTCGAAACGGATCATGGCCAACCACGTTGTTTTGATAGGTGCGGATGATGGCTTTGCCGTGGGGGATGTCTTTTGCAAGCGTTCTGGCTCGGCTGCGAGATATATAGGTCGAAGTAAGGATCTCGGCGTTTGCGCTTCCAAATGTCGAACGAAAGTCGGCGTTGAAATTGGTCGTTACCGCGGCATCATAGCTGCGAAACATCTTCTGATTCAATTCCTGAAGGCCACGAAGCTGTTCAGCATAATGAGGATGAGCCACCGGAGACGTTATAGCTCTACCAGTAATGATTGGCTTGGGCGCTGACTTGAAAAGATCAAGGATTTTCATCTTACATTATGTTGAACGCAGGCATTATCATATTGGGATTTGGCCGCCCATTGGCAACAGCCTGCTGCTTGCGATACCAATTCCAACGCTCTTCCCAAAAGTTAAGCTCGGTCCGAGCTTTTGTCCGTTCTTCCCTGACAATTTTGACTCGGTTGACATCGGTTTCTATCAATTCATTCTGAGCCAATCGCAAACATTTAGCACGAAGCAAAACCACCATCTGCTCTTCAAATGAAGTTTGATCATCAACCGCTACACCAAGATCAAGGTTTTCTGTAACAATCAACTCGCCGCGGTAAATTTGATGGCGCTCACCGGTGTTTGCATTTTTTGCATAACCAGCGAGAATGTATTCGCCGGGCTGGTTGTATTGCAAAAAGTTTGGGATGTTGACATAATGATCACTGGATCCATCAGTTGCAGTCGTGGAAGCAAACGTGGTGACGGGTTGACCAGCGGATTCAAAAACCTCATAGGTCAAGCTCCACCCGTCGCGAGCATAAAATTCGACCAGGTGACGCTGGAAAAGTAGCGTATCACCGGCAGCAAAATTGATCGGTTCGCGGCGTTGAATGTCCATTCAGATACTCCAATGAGTCAAAAACTAGACTTTTTCATCAGTTGGTGGCGCAATATGGCCCAAAATACCATCCATCGCCATTCTAACCAGCAACATACATTCACAATCAAAATAATGATTGTCCTTTCGCAGCTTGTCGAAATATTGCTGACCCTTTTTCTCGGTCAGGTATTCTGCGCTCATTTGCTTCTCATAGGTGAGATCGCCTGTCTCCTTGAGCCGAGTCTGGTCGTCGAGGTGTTCGCGGGACAATACCTCAAACTTTGGCATCCCAGGCAATCCCATTCGGATGCTGTCGAGTTGGAGTTTGAACGCTAAATTTGACCACCGAATAGAATGAATGGTAATCATTACCTTTCGACCTGAGGCATCAAATACCGGCAACCTGGTAGGCTTTGCCGGCGAATAAGGGCGAGATTGACCATCTGGGTGCTTGGGAAATGATCGGGCATCGTCACCAAATAAAAGATACCAAGTCGAAACATACGTTGGAGGCAGAAAAGGAACTTTTTTCTCCCTAGTCACCACTTCATGCTCTGCCGCGGCTTTTAGCATAATTTGAGGCGTCCATTTGGCGGCATCAACCACTACGCGCTGGTTGGGGATCTTCCATTGTTTTTGAACGACAATTATTTGTTCCCAAGATCTGGCCCATCCTCGGGCTATCTGCCGACTGTTACCGCTCTTGTCAACAACCCTGCACACATACCAAAATGTGCCAACTGTCTGCCCATCTTCAGATTGCTGACAATCCACGGCCATATTGCGGCTGTGTTCGTTTTCCATGATGGCAATTGGATCGTAGCTACCCGGGGTGATGGTGATGTTCTTTTCAATGACATTGCGGGACCATGTCCGAGCTGCGGTTTTTTGCCACCATTGTTTGATCGGCTCCACATTGCCATTCTCATCTGCGGCCTTCTTTGCTTTTAAATAATCAAGCATCATGCCGCCCCAAGGCAATCGACGATTGATCCATTGGGGAAAGTTGAATCCTTTGTTTTCTGGCAACGCCGTTGGCCTAGACACTACATAGTGGGAACTTTGATCAAGGGCAATTCGGATTGGTCCATTTTCCCCATCATCAGGCCAATGAGATCCGCATGAATAGCATTCGTAATATGTCTCATTGATGATTTCATTTTCGTCATAAGAACCATCAGCCAATTTGACTTTGCTTTCATCGCCTCGCTTGAATCCGCAATCGCGTCTATCGGCAGCGCGAAGCCGGTTGGTAAGGTTTTCGACAGTCTCATCCGATCCTTTGGGAACAACAGCAACAAAATCGTCAGGTCGAATTCGATGCCAGCCTTTCCAGTTCCACAATTGCGCGGTGTTGCAATATGGGCAATTGACATGAAGCTCGGCTTCGTTGGTGTCATTATAGTGGCGATCGAAATCAAACCCTTCCTCGCCCCCTTGGGACTCAATGATGATCTTTTTATCATGAGGGTATTGAGTCGTTCTTGCTATTGCCTGGTCAATCATGCCACTGGCGCCGGTAACAAAAGCGTCTCGGATGCCTACAAAGCAAAGATTGACGTCTTGCGTATTTGAAAGGTTGGCGGGGCGAAGGCGAAGGGCTTTGTCGGGGAATTTGATTGATCCCATCGTTAGATCCCATCGGCCAAGAATGGTCTTCTTCTTTTCGATCATTGACGGAATGCCCCACAGATAGCTCATGATCCGAGTGGTCGCCTGATCATCGGTCATGTCTTGAGATCCAAAATAGATGGTGCAATCGCCAAC